GGACGCCTGAGCGGGTCGTCTTGTTGTCCTGCCAGGCTACGCCGACCAGCGGCGTCTCCACGAGCTCACCGTCCCGCCACGTCTTCAGGTGGATGTCGGGGTTGTTGTAGCGGGCAATGGCGTCGAAGGTGCCGGCGTAGTCGTGCTCTTCGGACCAGATGCCCTCCTCGAGCAGGAGGAACTCCGGCTGCATGGTGTCGAGGTAGTGCTTGAAGTGGTCCACGATCGCGATGACGTCGGGGTCCTCCTTGGACGTGTCCACGGGGTTGCCGAGGGACAGGTCTTCCATGTAGCCGTGGCTGATCTTGCCGACCTTCGCGGCGTGTGCGGTGAAGCGGTTCGGGGCCTTCTTCAGCCAGTCCACGGCGGCGTCCTCGTCGGCGTGAGCGAGCCTGCCGAGCTGGTCGTACTTCGCCACTGCCTCCTGGGCCACGAGCTTCTGGCCCCAGGCCTTGAGGTAGGGCTTGGGCAGGTTGTCGATGGTCGAGGTGACGCCGGGGATGAAGTCGCCTGTCTGCGGGTGGATGTAGAGCTTGTGGTCGTCGCGGGTGATGAAGCGGACGGCCTTCTTGTTATTGGGGGTGGCCATGGGGCTCCTTAGCTGCAGAGGCAGACGCCACTGCTAGCCCGGATGGTGAAGCACTCGGGGCAGACGTCGGCGGGGTCGAAGTCGAAGGTGGTCTCTTCGGAGGGGCTGGTCACTTGTTGGCCTCCTCGAGGTCCGCGGCGTACCGCTCGAGGTACCAGATGGCCTTGCGGATGTCCTGGGACTCCTTGTCCTTCTGGCCGGCGCGGAGGATGTACTTGCCTGCGTTGAACAGGCGACCGTCGCGGTGCAGGTTGAAGGCCTCCATCACGTCGATGGCCTCGAGGCCGCTCGCCGTCTTGTAGTGGGAGGGGTGGTTCACGGGGTCGTGCTCAGGGCTCGCTGCGCGGCTGACCACTTCCACCGCCCAGCCGGGGCTCTCGTCGGCGACCCAGTCGTCCAGGTCCGCTGCGGCGAAGCGCGGGTGGCCGAGCTCGTCGATGTGGGTGATGGGCCATTCGCCTGCGGCGACTGCCTTGCTCCAGTGCGGGCCCACAGGCTTGATGATGTCGCCAGGCGCCAGGCCCTGGGGGTTATTCTGGTTGGTCATGGGGTCCTTCAGTTCTCGAGGGCGGCGATCGCGGCTGCGGTCAGGGAGTCTACATCGTACCACAGCTGTTCGTGGTTTCCATGGGTCTGGACCAGGAAGCCGCTGTACGGGCTGTTCAGGAAGCGGTGGAAGGACTTGAGGCCACGGATGAGGTCGTGGCGCCAGGTCAGAACCGCGTAGCGCCCGCGTCCTTGCGGGTCCACGATGTGCCCGAAGAGGGCGTAGACCAGGAAGCGCTCGGCCATCTCGACGTCATCGCGCATCCCGAGGAACATGGTGTCGTCGTGGTCGTAGAAGAGGCGGTCCCAGACGAGGGGGAAGCGGACCTGGTTGTAGGGGGTCCCTGGGACGCCTGCGCGCGCCTTCGCGATGACGTGGTGGGGGCGGTTGCCCTGGAAGGCTAGCATGGGCGCGTCCAGGCGGTTGAGCGCGTGGGCGGTGATGTCAGCAGGGTAGCCCTCGGAGTCGAGGTAGGTGTGGCCCGAGACGTGGTCTGGGGACTCGGCCACGACCTCGAGGAGGGTGGCAAGGGCGAGCTCGAAGGAGGGGACTGGGATGCGCATATCTGTGGTCATGGGTCCATGATAGCGCAGAAGAGCCCCCGCAGCTCGGGAGAGTGTCCTGAGCTGCGGGGGCTAATGCAGGTGACCAGACTGCGTAGGGTCGGTTTTGGTTCGCAGGGCGCGAAGGGCAAGTAGGGCAGGGCGTTTCCTATTAGTCCCTTAGAGAGGTCGTCTCTAGCAACTATATAGGGTGCGCCCCGCCCTACTTGCCCTAACTACCCTGTAATTGCCCTGGTCAGGCCTTGGGAGAGGCCCCGAGTCCGAGGGAGGTCAGCCAGGCGTTGACGCCGGGGATGGCCATGATGCGCGTGACCGCCGAGGAGATGGCCACGATGAGGCTAGCCGCGGCGACCAGCCAGAGGCGCAGGCCGTCGGGCATCGTCTCACCGAGCTCGTCCAGGATTACCTGGATGATTTCGGGTAGGACGACCAGGAGGCCGAGGACCGTCGGGATGCCAACGGCGATGGCAGTCCGGAGCGTGGCACGCCAGGGGTGCGCGGACTGAGTGGGGGTGAGGTCTGTCATATGGTTTCCTTACTGTACTGCGGCGAGCTGGGCCGCCAGCTGGAACATGGTCCAGGCAGCTAGTGCGATGGTGCCGATACCGGCGATGCCACCGACGACGACGTACCAGGGCGCCTTGGGGCGCTGCTGGGCACGCATCTCGGTGACCGTGTTGTTCAGGGCGGCGAGACTGCCCTCCACGCGGGTCAGGCGCTCGTCGTTACGACCTTCGCGCTCGCCCATGCTGGAGAGCTTCTCCTCGATGCGGCCGATGGCCACCGCGACCGACACGGGAACCCGAATCGAGTCCGTGTCGTCGCTGGTGCTGCCAGGGGTCATGGGTGTCTCCTTCACAGGCCCAGCCGCTTCAGAGTCGCGGGGCCGACGATGCCGTCCACTGCCAGGCCCGCCCGGCGCTGGAACTCCCGCACGGCCTTCTCTGTGGCGGGGCCGAAGATGCCGTCCACGACGAGTTTGCCGGCGTAGAGAGCATAGTTGGTCTTCAGCCGCTGCTGAACCTGCTTGACCTTTGCGCCTGTCGAGCCCCGACGAAGGAGCGTGGAGGCGGGCTTGGGCGCCGGCTTGTTCACCTTGTTGTAATACTTCTGGTGCGCAGCCTGAGTCTTGGGACCCCAGATGCCGTCGGCGGCCACGCCCAGGAACTTCTGGTAGCGGATGATCGCTGCCTTCGTGGCTGGTCCGAAGATACCGTCCACGACGAGCTTCTCACCGCGCGACTTGTTCAGCCAGCTCTGGCGGTTCTTCACGTCCTGAGAGACCGCAGGCTTGCCGGTGTACAGCGCCCCAGTGAACTCATAGTGCCACCCCTCCCGCGGGGTGAAGTAGTGGCCCGCGTTCTTGAAGCCACGCTTGGCGGCAGCGGCGACCAGCCAGTTCGATCGTGCAGAGCCGATCACGGTGACGCCTGCGTCCTTTCCGGTGTCCCGGATGTCCAGGGCCCGGGGGCCCCGCGGGCCACTCTCCTCGTGGTTGGACTGCCCTGGAGGGGCTGCCAGGTTGAAGCCGGGGCGCCGGTTGATCCATCCGTCGTAAAGGCGCGCCTGCTCCGCGCGGGTGCGGGTGCCTGATGTGATCTTCAGGGTCAGGCCCGGGAACTTCCTTTCGAAGTCCTTACGCAAGAGCAGGTACGCCGCGGCGACGTTCTTCTCGACCCGCTGGCCGTCGATCGTGGTGTATGTGTAGGCCATAGGTGGTGAGCCCTTTCTGATTAGGTGGCGGCGACCCAGTCGGTGCCGTCCGATACGAATACCTCGCAGGCTTCCCAGGTGCCATCGACAGAGACGAAGATGCCGCATGGCTGCCATGCGCCGCTGTGGGAGACGTAGGCACCGGATACAGTTTCCACTGTCAGAGTACTGCTGTACGCCCCTGACCCCGCAGAGTTGGTGGCCCTGATACGGAAGTAGTAGGTCGTGCTCGGCAGCATGTCCGAGAATGTCCGCGAGAGTGTGGCGCCCTGGGTAAACTGAGTCAGGCCCTGAGTGAAGGCTGAATTAGTCGCCCGCTGAATTGTGTAGCCGGTGATGGACGCGCCCCCGTTCGAGGACGGGGCCAGCCACGAGACTGTCACCGCCGTGGGCGACAGGTCAGATGCCGATGGCGACCGAGGGGCCGAGGGCGTGCCTGCCGCGGTGGTCATCTTGACCCGCGAGGTGTAGGAACTCGCGCCGATCGCGTTGACCGCCCGGTAGGCCACCCAGTAGTCCTTGTTGGAATCCAGCGTGCCCGGAGTGGTCTGCGAGGACGAACCACTCGACCAGGACAGGATGGGGCTACCCCCCGACGACACGTTGTACACAACCATGTTGTAGGTCGTGATCGCCGAGCCGCCATTGTCAGACGGCGGCGCGATCGTGAAGGTCAGGCTTGTGGGCGTGCGGCCTTTGTAGGTCGGCTTCGGTGGGGTGCCCGGTGGCTTCGGCAGCCGGTTGGCTGAGAAGCTACCCGACCCTGACGCGGTGCCGAAGATCGACACGTTCGAATGACTGAACGAGAAGTTGACCGTGAGGTAGCCGGCCGAGTTATGTGTCTTCCAGCCGGTCGTGCCGCTGGCAATGACGATCGAGCTGGTGTTGCGGAAGTCCAGGTTGTGAGAACCGCTCCACGTGTCGCCCTCGACGTTTACGCTCCACGGCTTAGCGTCGAGCACGTAGGACGTCGCCCCGAACTTGCGGGCCGTCAGGCGCCAGCTCCAACGGGTCTGGTTGGCGGAGTTAGAGCTATGACGCCAGACCTCGAGAATCGCGTCGTTGGACGGCCGACCCGAGTAGACGCCAACTACGTATCCTGAGTTTGCCATGCGGGGCCCCCTTAGCTAGGCAGCTTGATCCAGATGCGGCCGGCCTGGTGGCTTGGCGCCGATGCCTGGGTGTAGATGTTCAGAGCCTGCTGGGCGGCGGCCGGCGTGGTCGCACCGGTACCGCCCTTGCTGACCGGGAGCGTGCCCCCGAAGTCGGCCAGGTTCTGGTTGGCCGGCGCCAGGCTGATCCAGGCCGTCCCATTGAAGGTGGCCTCCCAGTTACCTGTCGTCAGGTTGTAGCCGAGGGCCGGACGACCGGTCGGGCGCTGGCTCGTCGTCCAGGCGCCAACCGTCGAGCCAGCGTAAGAGCGGGCGTCGGTGATGTTGGCGTTGGAGATGCTGACTGCACCACCAGCTACGGCTACTGTGGCGAGGGGAATCTCGTAGATGCCCGATGCGCCCCAGGTGACTGCCGGCGGGGTCGAGCTGCCGGAGGTACCCTGCTTGACGGCCGGGATGATCGAGTTGTTTGCGTAGTCCATGCGGAGGACTACGAGGTCAACCCGCGCGGACGAAGAGGCGGCTGGGACGATCACCGTCTCGTTGGCCGTCATGGTCAGCGCGTGGCCGCGGATGAGTGCCAGGGAGGCGCCGCCGACCGCGGTCACCGTGAGGTTCATGCCGGACGCGGCGACCACCTTGAAGTGGTTCGTGGTCGGGGTGCCCACGACGCCGGACGGGAGGCCTGCGCCGATCAGGGCACCGTACTGCGCCTCGGTGATGTCCTGGGCGTCGAAGGGGTATGCGATGAGTGCCATGGGCTAGGTCCTAACTCTGAGGGAAACTGATGGTGAAGTCTACCCAGGCACGGTTTGAGCCCGCAGACTGTGCGGCGTTGAGGTACCCTAGTGGGGAGAACTCAATGAATGTCGGATTAGCCCCTGATCCGGTGCCGCCGAACCGGATGAAGCTGTCTGGTGAGGCTGCCGCAGGCAGGCCCTCTACAAACCTGGTGTAGGCGCCTGATGGGAACACTCCATCAGCTCCGCCCCGCCAGTACACGACGCCGTCCCTGATGCGGTACTGCAACTTGCCGGCGGTGCCGTTGTTGTGGAACCCTGCCAAGAACCCTGACGTGATCGTAATCCACCCTGTGTCGCTGTGCGGAATACGCGCAAGGTCGAATACCCCTGAAGTGATTGCACTGGCCGGATGCGTATGCAGGCTCGGTGGGAAGGTGGTCGGCTTGCCGGTGATGCCGTCCCAGTTGACACCAGAGTCCACGAGCCGCTCGAGGGTCGAGATGCGCGTGTCCTGGGCCTTGAGGTTCGAGCTGACCTTGGCCTCCCAGTCGAAGCCGACTGGATCGCCCACCGTCGCCTGGCGGATGACGCCGGCCGAGGAGATGCTCGTCGCGATTTCGGTTACGATCGCGGTCGCCGGCGAGCCGTCGATGACTACGGTCACGACGTCGCCCAGGCCCCAGTCGACGCCGAGGCGCTGGTTAGGGACGTCACCGGGGGAGACTTTCAGCGAGTGGACGGTTGCGCCCTTCTCGGTCAGAATCTCCTCGCCGGCCTGCTGGAGCTCAGTCGGCTCATCGGTGTTCCGCTGGTCCTTGACCACTTCCCACCGCAGGCCCCACTCAGTGGCCTCAGCGGCCGCCTCGGGGCTGCTCACCACGCGGACCGTGCGGTCTGCACCCTGGCCCTGGCCCATGACGAAGGCTTGAGTGGCGGCCGGCGCGGAGAAGCCCAGCTCAGTCGAGTTCAGGCCCCCGTTGCGGATGTCCAGCTGGACCAGCTGGCTCTTATCAGCTGGCTCATAGACGTCGAAGACGATCGTGTCGCCCTGCTGCGCGAAGCGCCAGCCTAGGCCGGCCTTGATGCCTACCGAGGTGAGCATGTCGCCGAGCTGCTGGAAGCGCACGGACGCGGAGACAGTATCACCCCGGTTGGCGTTCGCCGCCACGGAGAGCCAGGAATACCGGCGGGCTGCGATGGCCTCGCTGCCAGCGTTCAGGCTCACTGCTGCCTTCATGACAGCCTCGCCGGAGCCGGCGAAGTTCCAGTAGTCGGTCGTCTGCGCGTCAGCTGCGTGGGTAGGGTCCGGTAGGACTGCCACAGCCGCCCCGAGGACGTTGTCGTCCACGCCGCGGATGACCCAGGTGCCCTTGGGGTCGGCCGCGTCCTGGCTCAGCACACAAGACTGCATCCGGCCCGAGAAGACGTAATCACTCGCGCGCTGCGTGATGATGATGCCCGAGCCCTTGGTCTTGAGCGTCTCAAGCAGAGGGTGCTCGGCTGGCAGCTTCATCTCCCAGGCGCCCACGCTCCGGAAGACCTCGTTGAACTTGAGGTCCAGGAACTCGGGTGCCACCTGGCCTACGCGGGTGAAGTTCTTGTCGCGCACTTCCACGATGTAGTCGGGAGCCATGTCCATGGTTAGTACACCACCTCACGCCGTTCGGGATAAACGAACTGGATATAGGACTGGACACCCGTGTCGCCCATGGAGGCGGTCACCACCGAGCCCCCCGGCGGGAGGACTGGGAAGAGAGGTGCAGGGTCCAGGTAGGGGTAGAGATTCGCACCGGTCTGGTCCACGATGGTCCAGCCGCCGTCCACGAAGTCGATGGTCACGACGTCGTTGATGCCCAGTGTCTTGTTCAGCACCAGGCCCTCGCCGTTGACAGCGATCGTCAGGCCGGTGCCGGGACCGTGGGCGGTCACCGTCGGCCGGCTGTCCACGTCACCGACGTTCTGAGCGACAACCTCGCCGAAGGCTGCCGCGGAGGCCACGTGCAGGCCTGCGAGCTCCGGGAGGAACGGGGCGTCAGCCGGCGACGGGGCGATGACGAAGGCCTGCTGGGCGTCCGAGGTCCAGTAGGGGTCCGGGCACTTGAGGTTGATCGTCATCGTGTTCCAGCGCTCCGGGGCCGCCGTATAGACGCCCTCGAGGCCGCTGTCGTAGGTCGCGTCGATCCAGTAGGACCGACCGTCCAGGTAGTCGACGTGCACCTGGAAGGGCCCGCGGATGACACGGACCAGCTGGCGCAGGTTGTCCTCTACCTCAGCCCGGCTGTCGCCGAAGGCGTCGATGGGGATGCTCAGGGTGCGCTGCGAGCGACGGACACCCCGGAGGCGGGCGCCGTCGCCAGCTCCTTCGAACCAGGAGTTGACGACGGGCGCCATGCCCCAGCCGACTCCGCCGGGCCGACGATGCAGCTGGTCGGCGGAGTCGGTCAGGGTGACCGTGTAGCCGCTGCCGGTGAGGCGCACGGTCGAATCGATCATTACAGTCCCTTCGCGCGGTTGCTGAACTCGGTGAGCGCCTGCGCCGGCGTCTGGCCGAGCGGGGCGTAGTTGTTGAACGTGACCCCACGGTCGTCCGGGACGTCGTCGTAGTCGGGGTTCACCTGCGCGCCCTTGGGCAGCTTCAGGAGCTCAGGGCCCTGCTCACCGACGATCGTGTAACCGGAGGCGGTGATCGTACCGCCCTTGGCCAGCATCGGAATCTTCGGGAGCGAGAGGCCCCAGGTCTGGCCGCCCACAATCGGTACCCAGTCGGGGATGGTGACGCTGATTCCGTTCAGGGCACCAATCGCTCCGTTGATGAGCGAGATGATGCCGTTGATCGGAGCCTTCACGACCCCAACAATTCCGGAGAACGCCGAGGACAGGAAGTCGACCATGCCCTGCCAGATGTTGTTCCAGGTCGCGCTGATCCCGTTCAGGACGCCGGCGATCGTGTTGCGGATGCCGTTGAACACGCCCGAGACGAAGGACACCACGCCATTCCACAGGCCTGTGAAGAAGGACACGATGCCGTTCCACACCGACTTCCAGAAGGAGTTGATGTTGTTCAGCGTCGAGAGCAGGAACGAGGCGATGCCTGCGATGAGGCCATTCCACCAGGAGCTGATTCCGTTCCACAGGCCCTGCCACCAGGAGGCGATCGCGGACCAGATGCCACGGAAGAAGTTCCCGACCTCGGTCCAGAGGCTGGTCCACCAGCTCCCGATCGCTTCCAGAGTGCTGTTGAACCAGGCCACCACGTTCGCCCAGACATCCTGGAAGAAGGCGATGACTGCGTCCCAGTTCTGGACCAGCCAGACGATGGCGGCGACGAGAAGGCCGATCGCGGCGATGATGGCGAGGATGATCCAGGTCACTGGGCTCGCAAGCCAGGCTACCGTGTTGGCCACCACAGAGGCGGTCCAGGCGATCATCGCGCCGACCAGGACGGTTCCGATGACGGCCGCTGCGGCGATCATCACGCCCTGGTTCTCCTTCAGCCAGGCGCCGAAGCTTTCCATCAGGGGCATGACGAAGGTCAGGGCGTCGCCCATCGCGGTGAAGACGGCGGTCGCTAGGGGCTCGAGTGCGATCTGCGCCTGGTTGCCCAGAATCTGGGCCTTCTCGGCGAAGTCCATGGTCTCCTGGCCGACGCCGAGGATCGTGTCCCCGGTCGCGCCGACGGACCCCATGAGGTCCTCGAGGTTGAGCTTGCCGGACTGCAGGGCGCCGACGAACTGTGAGGCGCCGCGCGTGCCGAAGACCTTCGATGCGAGGTCGAGCGCGCTGGCGGTGTCGCCCGTGTCCACGAAGCCCTGGAGCTCCTGGGTCACGCGCTTGAACGCCTCCTGCGGCTCCTCGCCGTCCTTGGCCAGGGTGACGAGACCCTTCGACATGGAGGCCATCACCTGAGTGGTGTTGAGACCTGCCTTGTCCAGGGTGCCGGCCAGAGCGGCCGACTCCTCGAAGCTGAAGCCCAGGTTCTGGAGGGCCGGTGCCGCGGTCTGGACCGTCTGGGCCAGCTCGTTCATGCCGAGGCCTGTGGCCTGGCTGACCTGGAAGAGGGTGTCCATCGCGCCGATGACCTCATCGCCCTCGATGCCGAAGGCGCTGAAGGCAGCGGTGGTCTTGTTGATGTCGACGTCCTGCTCGAGGATGCGGCCGGCCTCGAGGTACTGCGAGGCCACCGTCTCGAGCGTCTTGCCAGACAGGCCGAGGCGCGTGTTGAGGTCGGCGATCGTGGGGCCGATCTTGTCGAACTCCGCGGGGACCTGCGAGCCCACCGTCTTCGCGCTCTCCACGAGGCCGTCGAGGGCCTTGCCCTGCGCGCCCGTACCGACGCGGATGGTTTCGGTCACGGCGTCGAAGGTGTCACCGATTTCGTACAGTCCCTTGAAGCCGGCGACGACGCCCGCTACCAGGACAGCCGAGCCGGCGACCATGGCCGCCTTGGCCTTGGTAGACCAGCCCTTACCGGTCTTCTCACCGGCCTCTTCGCCAGCCTTGCCGGCCGGAGCGAGGGCCTCTGCGACCTTGCCCTGCACGCCCTCCATGGAGGGGACAAGACGCACCCATGCGGTTGCTAGCTCGACTCCGTTAGCCATGGTGACTCCTGTCTAACTCCCGTGATACGGGGTGGCGTAGGGCGCGCTGAGCGCGTAGAATAGAGATATGAACAACAACGACAAGCGCTCGCTGAAGCGTGGCACCCGAGTCCTGATCGACAACCGCCTGGCCGGCCCTCCCACTGAGGAGACCATCTACAAGCGCGAGGTCATCAAGTCCTACTACGAGGGTGGCGATGACCTGATCTACTACCACCTCGTCGGGTGGGGCGTCATCGTCCCCGCACAGGACGTCCTTGCTGTTCTGTAATGCTCTGAGACGAGGATAGCCCCCGACTTCACTGAGAGGTCGGGGGCTTCTTCGTTGCACGGCGCGCGCTGCGACGAGCACGGCGCTTGGCGCTCTTGGAGTCCCACCAGTCGTTGAACTTGCTGATCGGGATAGCGTCCTTGCCGAGGTTGGTCGACTTGGGCTTCTCCCAGGGACGCGGGATGCGCTTGGGCTTCGGGGCGGACTTGCGTCCGGCGCGCTGCCAGTTGGCCATGCCCAGGGCGTCAGCGATGATGGCGAGGAGCTGAGCCTCGATCGACCACGACGGTCCGTGCACCTCGTTCGACAGTGCCGACTTGGAGTCAAGCTGAACGAAGCGGGCGAAGACCATCAGGTCGTACCAGGAGAAGGCCTCCGAGCCGAGAAGGTCGAGAGAGAGGCCGCGGGTGAGCAGGTCGTACTGTAGCGCCTGCCGCACCCGCGGGCGGCTCAGGAGCTCGGCTCGGAGGCCGAGGATTCCCCCACCGTCAGCCCGCTGTCGGCCTGCCATGCGGCCATGAGGGCCTGCAGCTGCTCGACGTCGAGCTGACGAACGGCGGTCGCCGCCTCGGTCTCATCGAAGAGGTCGAGGAGGTCGGTCAGGGTGAGGTCGCCTCCGACGGTGCTGAGCTTCTCGACCTGGCCAGTCGTGAGGTACTTGGCCTTAGGGATGCTGTACGTGGCGCCGTCGGGGAGTTCGAACTCGAAGCGGTTCTGGGCGATGGAGCGCTTGCTCTCGGGGACCTTGAACGTCATGGTGGGAACCTTTCAGTGTGACGCGGAAGTGTAAGGAATGGAGCCAGTTTCTTACGGATGAACCGGGGGTAGCGGGCTCCCGTCGCTACCCCCGGTGGTTGGGTCACTCTTCCGGAGCGGAGGCGCTGAACACGCCGTCGTCCGTGAAGATGTAGATGTTCTGGCCGTCGGCATCCGGGTAGGTCGCCAGCTCGACCGGCAGGGTGACTGCGCCCGTCGCCGTCAGCGGAATCTCACCGCGCGAGCTGATCTGGCCGCGGGGCACGAGGACCACGATGCGGCGATCGCCGTCCTTGATCTTGAAGTACCAGGCCTTGGTGGGCAGCTCGTTCTTGCCGAGCGAGGCGCGCATCTGGGTGCCGTGGTCTTCGGTCGCCGGGGTCACGTCGACCTGGTCGTCACCGAAGTAGTTGCGGGCCGCGCCGGCCGACAGCTCGAGATGGGTCCAGGCGATGGTGCCGGTGAACTCGGTGAGGATGCGGCGGATTTCCGCGCCCGACCAGTCCTTGATGGACTCGGTCGAGTCCTCGGGCGTGATGGTCACGCCGTCTTCGTTCACGTAGCCGGAGTCCGTCAGGCCCGAGAAGTCGAGGTCATCGATGGTCTCGGGGATTTCGGTGACGATGTTGCCCGAGAGAATGGCGCCGGTCGTTGCCTGATCCGGTGAGCCGACGAACACGTTGTTAGCGTTCACTGCCATGGGGGCAGCTCCTTTCAGAGGATGGTGACCCGCCGGCGAACGGCCGGTGTGATCGTGGTGATGTACCGCTTGTGCGTCGGCACACTCGGCAGAGGGTAGTTCTGCGGAAGCGCTGCGACCCCTAGGCCGTAGCACGTTTCGTTACCGAGCTTCCCCTTGCGGGCCGCGAGCTGAAGCCGTGCGAGGGCTTCGTTGGCGACCTGCCGCGCGGTGGACTCCAGCTTGCTGAAGACCTCGATGGTGGCGATCGGGTTGTCGGTGACCAGGTCACGCTCGATGCCGCCGGTCGCTACGACGCGGAGGAAGGTGGTAGGCTTGTTGTCCGGGATGCTCGAGCCGATGACGTAGACGGGGCTGAGCTCGTCAATGATCGCCTGCTCGATGTCGGCCGGGATGATGAGCTGGTCGGCCATCTTACCTCCCGGCGTCCAGGGCCCGGATGAGGGCGAGGTCTTCAGCTGCGGCTAGCTTGGCGGCCTTGTTCATGGTGTAGACCGTGACGTTCGCGCGGTCTGTGGTGAACTGGCTCGAGCCCCACTCCTCGCCGCCGTCAGTGGGCAGCGCGCCCTGGATAGCCGCTCCTCGGCGGGCCAGGTCGCCGGCGACCTCGGGGCTGTTGAGGATGGCCACAACCGCGTCCGAGCTCACCTCGATGCGGAGGCCTGCGATCTTCGCCATCAGCCCTCCCAGCGAGACAGGCGCACGACCATGTGGTCGAGGATGCCGGTGTCCCAGTCTTCGGGGGCGCCGTTCACGAAGTAGTCTTCGCCCTTGATGGTCAGGACGTCGAAGTGCTTGACGTCGCTTCCCGGCTGCGCCCAGATGGTCTTGACCACCTCGGCCCCGTCGCGGTTCAGCTGGTCCGTGGTGCCGGTGCCCGGCTGGATGCTGCCGTAGAAGGTGCCCTGCGTGGGGATCGCTGTGTAGTCCCGGACGGTTGAGCCGTGGTCGATGACCGTCGGGTAGCGCTTCCGGACGAAGGCCTGGGTCATGAAGGACGGCAGCATCACGCCTCCTTGGGGAGGACGTACGGGGCGAGGGCGGCGTAGTCGCGGTCCAGAAGCGAGAGGCCACCGGAGACGCCTGGCGCCGTGGTCGCCCACTGCATGCTGACCTGGCCGGCCTGCTCGCGGGTCGCACCGGTCGGCGAGGACGCGGCCATCGCGGAGACCTGGAGGACGATCTGCTTGAGCGCGTCGGGGACATCGGCGTAGCCGCTGTTGAAGGCGACCACGATGCCGCCCCAGCTGTCGGGGAAGTCGCAGTGGCTCTTGCGGCGGACGTTGCCGGTGATGCGCGACCACTCGAGGTCGGCGAGCGGGATCGACTGGCCGTCGACGGTGACGGACGCGATCGAGTTGAGCTTGAGGGTGGGGAGGTAGAGCTCCTCCGTGCCGCCGTCCAGGTAGAGGGTGAAGTCCTCGGCCGGGGCAATGTGCCAGCCGGCGTAGTTCTGGAGGGCCTGCGTCGCGCCGTCCAGCAGGAGCGGGGCGCGAGGGTCGTCAGGCAGGATGAGGCCCTTGGTGTAGTCCGAGAGCTCCTGGGGAGTGGCGAAAGCCATGGGCCTCATCCTTCCTATCAGTCGTTGGACTCGTCAGCCTTGTCGGCGTCCGGGTCAGCCTGCTTGTTCTCAGGGGCAGGCGCCTGCTTGTTGGCCTTGCGAGCGCGCTTCGGCTTCTCGGCTGGGGGCTCTTCGACCTTCTCGACCCGCGCCGGCTTGTCACCGGGGAAGAGCCAGGGGGAGCGGGCCAGCGCGTCTTCGCGGATGAGCTCGGCGCCCTCAGGGACGTCGTGGTCTTCCAGCTTGTAGGTCTGGCCGTTGATGCGGTACTCAGAGAGCGCCATGTGGTAACCTCCGTGCTTGTTGGCACCCGGGGGCCAGGGACCGAAGTCACCTAGCCCCCAGGTTTGTGGCTTACGCCTCGGGGTCGACGCCGTCCGTGAGGGTGACCACCACGAAGGCGGCCGGACGGTACACCGCCAGCAGGACACGCTCTTCAGCGCGCAGGGCGACGCGGTTGTACTTGAAGTCGTCCTCGTTGGAGTTGGTCGAGTCGACCTGGATGCCGCCCTTGCGGAACAGCTGCGCGGCCGAGTTGAACGCGCCGACCAGGACCGTGCCGGCCGCGATGGCCGGGGTCACGACGGTGCGGTAGCCCCAGAGGCCGGGGTTGGCGCCGCCGTCGAAGGGGCCGCCGCCGTAGTAGCGACCCTCCGCGTCCTTCGAGAGCCGGATGGCCTCGTAGTCGACCGGGTTGATGACGATCGCGTCAGGCGTCTCCTGAGCCGAGCCGGTCGAAACCAGCGTGAGGCCGTGGAAGATGCCGTCCGCGTTCGAGTCCGTGAACGGGACCTCGTACGTCTGGATGCCCGAGCGGTTCAGGATACCGCGCAGGTTCGGGGCGGTGCCGTTGCCGTTGAGGAGCTGGTCCTCCTCGACAACCTGCAGGCGGCCGACGAGCTGCGAGTTGATGACCGACACCAGGTAGTCGGTGTCGCTCATGGCCTCGTCGCTGATCTTGGTGATGACCGCGATCTTCGACAGCGCCTCGGTGACCGGGGCGAAGTTGAAGTGGATCGACGGCTTCAGGCCGTTCTCAGCGACGGTCGTGGGCGCACCCTCGACCACGCCCTGCACCCAGTAGGTGAGGGAGGTGTTGGACATCGTGCCCGAGCCGAGGAGGCTCGCGACGGTCAGCCGGCGGAGGGGCGTGTCGACCACGCCACCGTACTGCACCTTGCCGTTGGTGCCGGCGACGTTGACATCGCCCGCAGCCTTGAACTCGGGAGCGGAAGTCGTGCGCTGGCCGGAGCCCTCCACGAACGCCTTCTGCGCGCCGGACTTGACGAAGTGCTCGCCGAGCGACGCAGCCTTCACGCCCGACTCGTCGCCTGCGCCGGCGTCGATGGTCTCGACTCCGCCCAGGTCGGCGACCGCGGACATGAGCTTGGCGTTCTTCTCGCCGCGCTCGATGATGCCCTTGAGCTCGACCGCGCGGGCCGAGTCCTTCTCGATGGTTGCGGCCTCGTCGTCCGTGAGCTCACGGTTGGACGCCTTCACGCCCGCGACGATGGCGGAGAGCTTGGCCTGGATGGCGGCCAGTTCTGCCTTGGGGTCCATGGGGACTCCCCTTTCGTTGTGGTTGGTTTCAGCTCAGAGCGAGCTGACGTAGGCGACCTGCGCGAGTGCGGACTTGGACCGCGAGCTGGCGGACTTGGGCTCCTGCCCACCGCCCTGCGAGCTGGCTTCCGAGCTGGCCTCGTCTTCAGTGTCGTTGTCGGACTCCTTCTCGGCGGTCGTGATAACCTCGTTGAGGGCATCACGGGCGGCCTTGAGGGAGTCCAGGTTCTTGGCGGAGATGACGCGTCCGGCCTTGATGGCCTCGGCATTCGCCTTGACGGCGAGCACCTCCGTGTCCTGGTTGGCGCCGATCGGGACGATCGACACCTCGTAGAGCTTCAGCTTGCGGAGCTCGCGCGCCGTCTTCTCGTCGCCGAGGTCGACCACGCCGTCCTCGAGGACGTCGTAGGCGAAGCTGAGCTGGTTGATGCGGCGGCCCTTGAGCATCCGGTAGACCTGCTTGGCCTTCGGGTTCTCGAGGTCCAGCTGGCCCTTGACGAGGAGACCATGGTCGTCCTCAGCCAGCTCGATGGCCGCGCCCAGGTTGCTGAAGGGGTCGATCATGTCGTGGCCATACAGGATGGGCAGGCTGTCGCCGCCTTCCTTCCACGCGGTGATCGTCTCGGCGAAGGCGCCCTTGGCGACGACGTCGCCGTAGCTGTCTGGCTCGCGGGTCCAGGTGGATGCGTACGCGAGGAACTGACCCTCTTCGAGGCCATCCTCGGCGCCCGCCTTGAGGTTGCTCAGGCGCAGGGACTTGAGGTCCATGTGGCTCCTTAGTAGGTGATGTCCACGCCGCATCCGCAGTTGCTGACTTCCTCAGCGCCGAGCACTGGGTCGCCGGGCCACTGGGCGCCGTTGGAGAAGGTGTCATCGATGGGGACTGTCTCGCCGTCCATGCCGGCGTGACGGGAATTGGGCAGGCCTGATGCGATCCAGGTCTTCTTGGGGCCCTTGTCCGAGAGGAGCTGGCGGGCCATCTCAGTCATCGCCCAGCCAGTGAGCATGGTGCTCATGGTCAGGGCGGACTCAGGGGCGCGTGACTCTTCGGAGACCTCGAAGACGTGGTCGATCGCTTCATCCCAGTCGGCCTCGTCGGACTCATCGATCGCCTTCTTCAGCTGATCGCGGGTCGTTGTGTTGATGAGGTCGGCGCGGCTGTCTGCTACGGCCTTCAGGAACTTGGAGGTCCGGCTGACGGAGTAGGCGTCGGGGTCGAGTCCCTTAGCACCAGCCGCTTCCCGCGCAACACCAGCAGACAGGCTGGTCATCGCCGGCTGCAGCTGGGCGCTCAGCTCCTGGTTCCACTTCTTCTGGTTCCACCATGTCGGGTCGTCCTTCTCTCCAGCCTTGAGCTTGCTCTTGACCTCGTCGCGCTGCCGCTTCAGGACCCTCTTGATGGCGACCGACATGTCGGAGACGTCTCCGTAGTCAGGTTCCACCGGGGCCTTCACGCAGATGTGCTTGCCGTCAAGGCCAGACTTAGCCACACGGGTTCCGTTTGCCTTGGGAGTGGTCTCGTCAGGGTCCTCAGATTCTGAGGCTCCAGAGGGCTCCGTGTCGATGGGGCGATCGGCCACTGGGCCGTTGTTCCCCGCCGCACCCATGTTGAGGGGCGCGAGGAGGGTGTCGCCGCCGTCGATGTCAGGCAGGTTCGCGCGCCGGCGCGCTTCGTTCACGGTCATCCAGGGACCGCCGACAGACTGCTGCATGACAGCCGCCTGCTCTTCGAAGTCGCCCTGCAGCTTCTCCTGGATGTTGAGCTCCAGGTAGTGGCCGGCGGGCTCGCCGATGAAGGGGAAGAGGAAGGTGTTGATGGTCTCCTCGACCTGGGCGATGCTGGGGCCCATGGTCTCGGTGTAGAGCATCTTGCGGAACTCCTTGACCGAGGCGAAGGAGTTGTAACCGGAGACGCCGACCATGGCGGGCGGGACGTGGTAGGCGCCGGCCACCGTCGAGAGGGAGAGGGTCGCGGCCTCGAGCCACTGCTCTTCCTTCGCGTTGAAGCCGACGCGCTTGAGCTCCATCCCGTCCTCGGGGGGGGGGGTCGAGCCAGCGTTGGCTCCAGCGCCAGACCGGTTGTGCCGCCAGTTCTGGGTGGGCTTGGACTTGGCCTCCTTGGACCAGGTGGGCGCGTCCTTCGCGCGGGTCAGGTGCATGCAGCCCCGGCCGCCGCCGCGCCGCGGTGCCAGCGGGCAGTTGCTCGCCGCGCTCAGCGCGCCCAGGCGCGGCGACCG